ACGTACGGGATTAGAAACTACTAATATCACCCGGGTTATTAAAACATTGAAACATCTTTACGAAACTAAATTTAAACAATACGAACAATCAGATTTCATAAAATTGCCGTTTTAATATTTATTTTTATATAAATGTTATAAAATGGATAAAAACGAAGAACTATTTAAGGGTACTACATTTGCAGATTTAATGTCTGATGTCTATCATAACAGCAAAAAGAAAGATCGACAAATTACTCAACTCATTGCCCAATTACAACCTTTGATACGAAATGCATCAGATGCAACAATCATAGTTCCATTGATTAAAGAATACTTAGACGTTGCCGTTAAAAATGATGATCATCTTGTAAAATTAACTGCTATCGTTCAGCGATATATTTCTACTAAGCAAACAATTGCTGGCGCAGATTCGTTATTATCGGATGAAGAAAAACAGCAATTACTTAAAATAGCAGAATCAACATTAGAAACAGAATTAAATGATGAAATTGAAGATTTACGGTCCATGGATTCTAAACAACAACACATTGAACGACGAATACAAGATGCAAGAAATAAAATGCAAGAAGGTACTGATTCATGAATGATGGTCTAGTTAAATTTGAATTAGCAGAAGTTATTGGAATCAATGGAACATTAGAATACATTGAACCAAATGACACTAGAAATGGTAATTCAAGTCAATTGTTTTCTATACAAGTTCAAACTGTTAATCGATTTACTAGAAAACGAGATATACGTACAGCTCGACCTTTTAATATAAACAATGTTCAAATTCCATTACTAGGAGAACATGTTTTGATATTTAGAGCATATAATCAAGAAACAACTTTAACAAACACCGGGATTCAATGGTATTATTTTCAACCATACTCTATACAATCAGATATCAATACTAATATAGTTCCAGGAATATCATATCGAGATGCTATAACAACAAATGACATAGAAAATATTTTACCTAAATCTGAATTTTTAAAATCAGTATCATCTTTACAACCGTATCAAGGTGATATGATTTATCAAGGGCGTTGGGGCAATACAATACGTTTAGGTAGCACTGCAAACTATTCTGGAAATATGTTACGTCCAAATTGGAAAGGTGATATCGTAGGTGATCCGATCATTATAATTTCAAACGGACAAAAACCAAAAACAGATAAATCATTCGATGTTGAAGACATACAAACCGATCCGGCATCTATTTATTTAACATCTACACAACAACTTCCTAATTTTACGTTGAATAATGAATTATATCAAGCAATATCACCTTCAGAGTATTCAAAATCACAATTAATTGGTACAGCAGATCGTATTACATTAAAATCAAAATCAGATCATATTATACTAGATTCACAAACAGGTATTGAAATTAATTCTCCTAAAATTTATTTAGGTTCTTCGAAAAATAAAGAACCGTTATTACATACTGAAGCAGTTGTCGAACTTTTACAAAAATTAATCGATGTGTGTAATATAGGATTTGTTGACGCTGGTGGTAAAATTTCAACACCTATTTATCAAGGTTTAGCAGATGCATCTTTATTGTTAAAACGAATTAAAAATTACAACGTAATGGTTGATAAATACAAAGCATAATGGCAATAGGAGCAACAATACCGTCAAATTTGATTCAACGAATAATTCCGTTGTTAATGAAACAATCTGAACAACTTTCAAAAAATGCATCTAAATTTACAGATCAAATTATGCAGCTTAATTCCAAAGTAAAATGTTCAGATCCGCAAATAAAACAACTAAAACAAGAATTACAAAAAATATACGATTCAATTACTTCAATTAAACAAGGCCTTAACTCAATTAATAACATTACACCTGTTATAACTACAATTTCAACCGTTGCAACTACATTAAAATCTATACAATTAGCGATTCCAGCTGTTCCTGGAGTTTCAATGGGGCCTGTAACTGAATTAATAAATACTTTTGATAATTTAGGAACTAATGCAAAGTCATCTACTAATTCTTTGCAAGGATTAATATCTACTATTAATATTCGTTTAGATATGATTAATAAAACATTAGCAGTAGGATTAGATAAATTAACATCAATTTGTAATACTGAAACATTTGTAGTTACTATAGATATTTCTAATGAGTTAGATGAACTTAATAGAAATATAAATTATGATGCAATTGCACCTACACGTTTTTATACAGAATTAAATGTTTCTGATGACGATATACAAAATAGAATCGATATTATTGATAATTTGTTAGAACAACAACTCAATATATTACAAAATCTTAAAGAAGCTCCTAGTAAAATTTTAAATGGTAATATAGCACCATCTATTGATACTGGAGATATTGATGATTATTATATAGATACTATTAATCAAAAAATTTATGGCCCTAAAACTAATTTAGGTTGGGGTAATGGTATAGATATTTAATCAATTTTACATTCTTTTATATTTATTAATAAAGTTATCATATGGATTCAAAAACATTAATAAAAGCACTAAAAATAGCCGTACGTGATGTTATTAAAGAAGAATTAACTGAAATTCTTCGCGAAGGGTTACAATCTACTATTACAGAAATGAAGTCTACATCGAATATTGGAAAACAACGTACTGTTTCTAAACCAATAACAGAACCGCCAGTTAAAAACAAAGTACAATTTCAAAGAACTGGATTTGCTGATATTTTAAATGAAACAACATCACTTAAAGAAGCATCACCATCGATTTCTAGTTTTTCTGAAATGATGAATGAAAACTATCAAGATTTATCATTTACATCTGCAGATGCTGCAGGATTTGGAATGTTGCGAAAAGGACAACAGCCCGCTGCACCACAAGTAATGAATGATCCAGAAACTGGAAAAACGTTTGAAGTAGATCCAGTTATTGCAAAAGCAATGACTCGTGATTATTCTGCTTTAATGAAAGCAATAGATAAAAAGAAAGGTAGATAAAAATGCCATATGTATTAGTAGATAATAATTTTACACAAACAGGTGTTGATAATACTCCATTAGGAGTAGGTGTAGATTTTACACAAGATCAACTATTTTTGTCTATTACAACTGACAGAGAACAAGCTTTACAAAATTTAAAAAATTTGCTTTTAACTAGAGTTGGTGAACGTTTTGGATTGCCAACATTCGGATGTGATTTGTTGACAATATTATTTCAACCAAATTTGAATATTTTAAAAGATCAAATACGAATTTTAATAACAGCTCCAATTCAATACTGGTTACCGTATATTAATATATTAGATATCATTATAACTACTAACGAAGATAATCCGGATTTAGAAAATGAAATAGAAATTGAAATAGTATTTTCTATAGATGATGTAACCGGTACTACTCAAACTATCGGAATTAATGTTAACAATGGAAACATAACAACTAATCCTTAAACGCTATGGAAACAAAAAAAGACATATCATATCTATCTAAAGATTTTAGTCAATTTAAAGCTAATTTAATAGATTTTGCAAAACAATATTTTCCTAATACTTATACTGATTTTGATACGGCGTCTCCAGGTAGTTTATTCATTGAAATGGCAGCGTATGTTGGAGATGTTCTTAGTTTTCATGCGGATACTAATTTAAAAGAATCATTTTTACAATATGCATCTGAACGAGAAAATATATACGATATTGCTAGATCTTTAGGATATAAACCAAATAATATTGTTCCTGCTACTGTAGAATTAGATGTTTATCATTTAGTGCCAGCAATTGGCACTGGTGTTAATGTACGTCCTGATTTTAATTATGCATTAACAATTAAACCTGGTATGGTTGTAAAACAAACAAATGGACAAGCATCATTTAGAACTTTAGATTCAATTAACTTTATGTTTTCATCTTCGTTTGATCCAACCGAAGTAACGATATATGAAGTTGATTCTGCTACAAAATTACCAACTTATTATCTTCTTAAGAAAAAAATAAAAGCAATATCCGGAGAATTGCGTACACAATCATTTACATTTGCAACACCTGTTCCA